GGTTGCCTACCATGGAGGAATAATTTTATAATATGGATACTAGCTAGTTATCCATATATTATATATATATAGGCTTGGGAACGGAACATTGGCTGTAACCCCTTGATATTCTATCACTTTTTTTGGGAAGCATTTTGGGAACGGGAACGGCGTTTTTTCTGTAACCCCTTGATATTCTGCTGTTTTTCTTGGGAAGCATTTTGGGAACGGGAACGAAACAGGGTTTTTTGGGAATGGCGTATTCCTGTAACCTATTGATTTTCTATGGTTTACAACCTTTCCGTTCCCAAAACCCCAAAAAGTCGGGAATGCAGCATATCTCTGCACTCTTGAGGGCTTTTTTGAAATTGCAAAAAATGGCTCGGGAAGCATTTGGGAAGCATTTATGACAAAAAAGTTAACGCTGTTTTCCCTGTAATTTATCATACAATTTCGGCCTCCGCCCCGTAGATAAATTCACCTTCTCCTATAGCAAATTTTCCACAAGGTACGTCCAACCATTTTTCTTCTTTCGATCCTTTGGCTCTTCCCTTGACGATTATTGCAGGCCTAGTATTCAGCATCTCCTGCACTAAATCCTCAAGTTTTTGGCGGGTCAGGTTATGAAAGAATTTTGGCAATTTATGTCTCTGTCTGTAAATTCCGCTCTGTCCGGTATGAGTATATGGAAACCCCTCTGCAGCTGAACGGGCTATAGAATTACGCAATATAAGAAATTGTTGATCTCTGGATAATTGTTGATCTCTGAGGATGGCTGATACATCTTGCAGCAGCCCCATATCTGATCTGAAAAAAATATGTACTTCTCGATCAGCAGCACTATTAGATTTAACTACTGCCCCCCTATATACCTTGTTGCGCTGGTATTCCAGCCCCATCATGTTGAACACCATTTTTTGCTCTTCCTGTGGAGATTGCCAGAGGCTATAGACGCTTCTAACGCCGTCTACCAAGGCACCACTACCTCTTACCGCTTCCCTCGCTTCTTCCGGAGAGTTAATCTGGTAATTCCCCTGCGCCTTCCTCATATGGTGCGCTAGTATTACTGCAGCTCCTGTTTCTGTAGCAAGACTGGCAAATACACTGGTAACAAAGCTGCCATCACTTGGATCCTTTGATATGTCAGCCTGAACAAATGATGATAGGGGGTCAAATACTATTAACTTTAAATCAGCTATAGTCTTTATTTGCTCCTTTAAGGCCATAAATTCAGCTGATACCTTTATACCCTCTCGGCTTTTTACAACACAGGATAATGGCCCGCCCGTGCTTGCCAGAGGTACGATAATAAGTCTTTCGGGATATTTGTGTCTACGACCTACCGGATCCAAATACTCGAGTCTTCGGTGTACTTCCTCAATATCATCCTCTGCAGTAAATACTATAGCTGTACCTCTTTGGCTAACCATATGGCCGAGGCTTTCTGCTACCGGATTATCGCCTGCCACTTGCAAAGCCAAATTAAGTAGAAGCATACTTTTGCCGGTATCACCAGTGGCAGCCAAGATAGTTGCTACCCTCATGGGGATAATATGCTCTACTAAGTAATGCTGTTTTGGAGCTGCGCCTACATAACGTGTTGCGGTCCAATCCTGTAATTTAATAGTGAGCCTTGTTAGCTGCTTTTTATCCTCAGCTTTCCTAGCCTCCCCATGCTCTTGCACATGCTTTTTCCATAAGGCAGTTACCATTGGCTTAAGGCGTTCTATCGGCCATGGAGGCACCACATTAGCCTCGTTGTAGGCGATAATCTCCTCCATAGCTTCGCCTTGCGTCACTAAACCATCGTGGTATCTCCGCAGCCAGTATCCGGTTATACGTTGTAAGTTAGCAAAGCGGCTAGACTCTCCGTTTCCGCCTTCATGGATTTTGCTCGTCATTATCTCATCTAAAGGCAATTTATCGTCGAGTATGATAACGTCGTTTGAAGAGCTTTTATCATTTAACGTAGAGAGGTAGCCTAAACTCTCTACTAGCTCCTGTAGGTTATATTCCATGCGGCTATATGATCTGATCCTTACTAACCTAGCATTACCGCCTTTGTGGTAAACAGAGCCAGCTACTCTGATAGGCTGATGAGCTGATTTAAAGTGGGTGTCACCACCAAAGGCAATAGCGATCTTATGTCGCAGAAAGAGTAATGTCTGCAAGTCTTCACCCCTTGCGGCCTCAGTTAATTGCCAGTAAACATGCAGCTTCGGATGACCTTCTTTGGTTACACCCCCAGACTCCACAATCATCGTTGGCTCGCCTATAACTGCAGTCATCTCAAATAGCTTACTTTCCGTATCACCTTCGTCTATGTCGATCAGTAATACTTGCATCTCCATAACATCAGCGCTACTTGCCTGATCCGTATTGCTGACAGTTCCAGGTATGACATAAAAAGCTGCCTTTCTGGAATTAGCGGCCTTAGCAAACGGTAGAGCCTCACTTAGTACATGATCATCTGCAGTAACCCAAGCATTGGTAATAGGCCTGCTATCAGAGTTACCTTTCTCAGGAAATGAACGTAAAGGAATAAAACCATTTAAATAACCGAAAACCACATAAAAATAGGTTTGCAGGTCGTTTCTTAGCGGCACTACTTTGTCGATTTCTGTCATTTTTCACTCCAACATTCCTCTTTGTATGGACATATTTTGCACTGATAAGTATCTGAGCTTGAAAACCCTTTCGGTAGCAGCTCGCCTACTTCCGTAGCCCTGATGATATTCACAGCCTTATCGCTTATTCTCTGCGCCAGTTCTCCATCAAAAGGCACAAGCTCGTGATACACTTCTGACGTATCCTTATTGACAGCGGTAAACAGACAGGGGTTTTGTGATATTCCAGGAAAGTTTTCTTCCATGTAAGCCTGATAGAGAGCTATTTGAGCAGCATAAAGAGGCTTGGATAGTACCAACCCCCTCTTAGCCGTCTCCTGCCATGATTTATTATTCATTGATTTAGCTTCAAACAAAGCAGGACATGCCATGCCCAGAGCTGATGGAGCAGCCATAACTACTCCATCAATGTGACCTGCGATTCTGCCGCTGGCTGCGCTAAAGGCAAATTGGTTACCGTTTTTGTCTTTGGTGAGAATCTCGAGATCGGCGAGCCTTAACCATTGAATTACCAATTCCTCAAATAGGTGACCGGTCTCAAAGACACGCAAGATTCTAGCGCTATGAGCAGGATCTCTGCCCATAAACTCGTACTGCAAGGCTCTGCTGCATTCAGCCCCTAGCCTTGAAGCTCCTAAGTAGTTGCGTTTTGGTTTGAGGGTGTTTTCCTCTCGCAGCGCGTCATCAAGCAATTGATTTAAATGTTCAGTAAACATAGCTAAGCCCACTCAGGCTTATCAGTAATCACGAGTCCCATTATAGTGTCATAAGCCTTGTGCTCAGGACCTACTGCCTTTTTAATGACGTTAATCTCATCACCCCATTTATCCTTTTCCACGCCGACTTTTGCGACAAATTCAAGTCCGTCAATGTCTGCAAAACTGTTGATCTTCCTGGCTTCCTGTGCCAAAGAAGAATCATCCTTATCCATCAAGCTTTTGTTGGAATTTAGAATCGAACGGATAAAGCTCCTCCCCATCGCGCCCCAGATATTGTCGTTCTTTTCGCTGTATAGGCCGATCAACTGCCAGATTCTGCGTCCGGCATATTCGCCTTCAAGGATAGTGAACTCACAGGCAAGGTAAACCGCCCCGCTAGACCAATTCTTTGTGGCATAGCCATCAGTCCAGCCGCGCTCATGGTCGTTGTGTCCACCTGGTTTTATCTTGATATTTACTTTGGCTAAAGTTCCAGCCGGAATTGTTTCAAAGTTAATTTGTTCTGCTGTATTAAAATCGTAAAAAGACATAGTTATTCTCCTTTATTAGTTGTTAGTTCTTTGCTTAAAATTGTTGCTGAATTGGACTTTGATTTGCCTGACTTAATCTTGGTCATCAGATCGCCCAAATGAGGCGGCTCCAATATCTCGAGAGTATTGGAGCGGTCTTTTGCCGGAAACCCGTAAGGATTTGCTGTATGGTTGACAAATGCCCTAAAACTGCTACCATCTGCTTGTTTGATCTCCGATAGAGTGACGACCTGATCGACAATGCCGGGTAGCTCATTAGCTGTCTTGTTACCATCGATCTGCAGGGAAAAGCTCTTGCGGTTGAATTCATCGAGCTTTTCCTCTAAGATTCCCACGAACCAGACGTTTTTCTCCCTGGTATGCTGCAGGTGGGTTAGCCAGGCAATCATCTCCTGACCATGCAGGCCATAAGCAGTACGCATATCCTCTTTGCCTGTTTTATCGCTAGTTGCTTGAGGCTGGGTTTTACACCATTGCAAACACAAGCGTCCCGCAACAGTTATGGAATCAATAAAGATAGTTTCGTATTTATCCAGAACAGATGAATCACCAAATCTTTGACAAATATCGTTGTAATGCGCTTTACTATAGGCAAAACCATCACGCACAGCGGGGCTCGCTCCACCGATAAATACCGCTAGGTCTCTGCATTCCTGCCAAGTGCGTGGGCGAATCGTATCTCCACCCCAGCCCTGAACGGCAAGGTCTCCAGCTTCCAGGTCAATGAAGAGCGTGGTCTCAGCCGGCAAAGTCCAGAGCAGGCTAGTCTTACCAACCCCGTAAGCCCCAAAGATGCAGCCTTTGATGCCGCGTTTTTCTGCTAATCGTTCGTCAGCGCTAATAATCGGTAATTTACTCACAAACTACCTCCTGACCAAGCTGGACTAGCTCATAAGTAGGATTACCGAGTCTTATACTTCTTGCCTGAACAAAAAGAGTTTGAATACCGGCAGGCCAATTCTTGTAGTCACGCTCTGAAATCTTGTAACAGGTTTGCATGTAATTGCTGACGATCCCACCACCTAGAACTATTCGTTCTGCTACCTTGGCAAGAGCCTCTTGATCCCATTCAACCTTTTTGACAACATCGCAGCTTATCTTGAATCCATCATCCTCTAAATGAATAATGCCGCTGTCTTTCTCAAGCCTCAGGCGTTTAGCCTGAACCTGTTCTTGATACTTCAGGGATATCGCTGCCTCAATCCATTGCTTTGTTGTCTTAGCTCTTTCCAGCTCTTTCCTCGCTTCTGCAAGTAAGTCATGCAGTTGTTCAGGTCTGTAACTATCCAGAGTACCAATTGGTATCTGCGATACCTCGGTTATTAAATTCGTGCTCATGAAAACCTCCATTTTTAAATTTGAGCACTTATAGGATTATTCATAATTTTTTATCTTGCAACCGAAAGTTCGTTAAAGGTTACACAAAAAATGATGATTTAATTATTAGTTAATTTTATTTAA